TTGATCCACAGGTTTCTGATCTGATGCTTTGAGTAAATCAGATTGCATAAGCTCACGACTTGTTTCAAGAGATGTAAGCCTAGCAGTTAATTCTGCGTAACCCCACACACCCATAACAACACCGACCACAATCGCAACCATATTACGAATTGGCATACTGACTGATGTGTTGTCGCTTATCTTCATTGTGGTTCGTTTCCTCCGCAAATATAACCTATAACTTTTTTATCTTGGTACTTGTAATAGTAATGATTGGATAGAAAGGTCTTTTTCCTCTTCTCATATACTGCTACGTTAGTATTAAACCAACTACTGCAACTTGTAAATATCTCAAATCTCTCCTGTTTAATGTCTCCACCAAAAGTTAAATATAATAGCGTAATCATTATGGGTTTCATCGACCTTGTGAGTTGTAAGCCTTCCATGATCTTCGTTTATTCTTGTTCATAGAAGATGTTTTAGGTCGTCTACCTAGACTTGTTTTTTTTGGTATTCTTTCGTGTGGTAGCTTTTCTAAATTTAGTTTTCTTTTTGCCATATCCTTGCTGTGCTTTTAACGTAACCTTTGTACCAAAAGTTTGAGAAAACATTTTTGTTATTTGATTACTCATTTGCTAAAGTTCTTTATCTCACTAGCTTTGATACCATAGATCGCAGCAACAACTGATACCCAAAGACCAACTAGCCACCAAGGCATAGCTTGTAGTTTTTCAAAGAATAGATCCATCTTTTGTTCTATCTTAGGATCATCAGCAAACACAGAGTAAGCTAACATGAAGATGGGAGTGGATAGAACAATAAGAACGAACTCATCTTTCCAGTCTCCCTTCTGATGCTCGAATACTTTACCTTTATATTCTATTTCACCCCTCTTCATCTTCTCTGCGTGAAGTAGTCTAGCTTCTGACAAGGCTTCTTTAGTTTTTTGCTTATCAGAATACAGCTTGGCAGCTGTCTTAATTCCCATACCTAATACGTTAAACCACATTTATTCCATCCATGGCTTGTATTGAACTTTGCCATCCTCCCTGTAAGCTCTTAGTGCTTGATTTCTATTATGATCAGTTGAGTAAGAGCAATGAATCCAGCCTGATGTTGGTTCATTATCACGATAAAATTCTAATATAAGTTGGTCGTAAGTTAATTCATTTCTAATCCATAGAGCTAGTTTTTTATTATCTACACCAGGTATCTCAAAGTCTGCTGCGGCAGCATTGTTGTCAGCTACGTGCTGACTATTCACTGAACTACCAATCTCTATGCAAAGTTGAGCAGTACGGAATCCTGATGAAATAATTAATGGTTTATCAAAGTGTGATCTAACAGGCTGTAAGATATTTACTGCTAATGCTTTTAAATTTTCTATTTGTGCAGGATTGGGATTGTTATTAATACCTTTACGTTCAGCAATCTGCGACTTGGTAAGCTCGTCTAGGGATATGTTAGCTGTAAGTTTCATCTGTTGTAATATATCTTAACCTTTAATTTTTTTTGCAGTTCTGTCAAGCCTCTATTTATCAATGATCCTGCCTTTCTAACATACTTATCTTTAGGGGTATAGTCAGATTTCCTATAGTTTGCAGTCTTTACATCATAGGCTTGATATTCACCTGTGTTAATATCTAATACTACCATATCGATTGGACCAATACCCATGGCTGGTACGAATACTAATTTATCAGGATCTTGTGCAAATTTGGCTTGTGCGATGAGTTCATTGTAGAGTCCAGTAGCAGCTGTTTTATTGCGTTTAGCCATTGAATTTAAAAAAACCTACAATGGTCGCTATAAAACCACCAAGAATAACGAGAAAAGCAACTGCGCCTTTACCTTTATTCATATCAGCTCTTAAATCTTTTATATCTTTACGCATCTCATCGATGGCTTTAAACAAAGTTTTCATACGTTCAGCACAAACTTTCTCATGATAAGATATTCTTACGCTATTATTTTTTTCTGCGTACTCTTTAATTTCCTTTGCACTTACAGATAATCTTTTTGATTTTCTTTTTGCAACCATCTTTTAATTCTTCCCAAAATATTTTTATTTCCTCTACTAACATCTTAAAAAATTTATCCATAAATTCTCCTATACCTGTTCCATAGATTTACATTTAAAATTAATGATAACTTGATTACCATTAACAAACTCGCTACCCAAAGTATTATTAATTTCGATAGCTCGTAAGTAACCAGCATTAGCACATTCTAGCCAAGAATTGAATAGTAAAGTATATTGAATTTCACTTGTGCATTCTTGAGCCAAAGCGGAACAAATCTTTAATATTAATAAATACTTCATTCATTCTGCTTATCAGATATGAATTGGTATTGATATTGATATTAATGACTAGGGTTTTGTTGGAAAGGTAATAGCATCAACATCAGCAGCTGTTGCGTCATCAGCCACAGTACCAGGTAAATCTCTAAGATTTTGTCTGTATGTTGCCATATCAGCAGACATAGTTACATCAGATAAACCATAGTGATCTGTTTCTTTAAGCAAATTATTTCTTTTTGCTCTTAGATTAGCCATTGATCTATCTTTTGCACCAGCTGTCCAAGCCGCTTCTTCTGCGTCTCTTGCCGCTTCTTCTTCTGCTGTGAGTTGTACTCTCTCACCATTTACCATTTTATATCTTGGCATATTGTTCTCCTTGTGTTTGTGTTATTATCATAATTTTTTATAGAACTCCATACATATCTATTGTACCTGAATCTATATTTCCACTGTCTGCTTTAAACTCAATAGCGTTCACTGCTGATGTTGTATTCCCATAACCACCTACAAAAAAATTAATTGATTGGTCATTACCCTTTGCTCCATTTCCAACATATAAAAAATGTTTTACAAAAGTTGTGCTACTAGGATCAAATAAATGTAAATATCCTGATAAAGATTGGTCATTATCATTACCAAGATTTTCTTGAACATATTGTGTCCCTGTTCCTTGTGCTAATTGAATACCACCCTCATATGCCAATGTTGCCTCTGAATTATTTTCTGAATGAAGTGCCTTAAATGGAGCAGACGTTTTTGCTACATTATAATTTGAACCACCATCTATACTTAAATTAAATCCAAATTCTGCATTATCTGTAGCTGGGTGAATATTATTTAAAATAAATATGTATTCTTTGTAGGTGCTATTAATACCTGATGTGAAGCTAACACTAGAAGATGAACTAGCAGTTTGCTTAGATATGAAAACTAAATTACCAAGTCCTGTTATGCTACCAAAAGCAGTTGCGTCTTTTACTGCTCTGTTATTTAATTTTATAATAGCCATCTTAACTCTCTCTTAATCCATACATTTTAATTACACCGCTATCTATATTACCACTATCAGGTTTAAAGGTAATACCATCAATAGCAGAAGTTACATTACAATATCCAGCAACAAAACATCTATCAGTTTGGTTAGAGGATATAACAGTTTGTGTCTCTGAAATAAAATGTTTTACAAAAGTTGTTGATGATGGTGAAAATAGAAAAATTGTTCCTGATAAACTTTCGTCACTTGCATTACCAATGTTTCTTACAATGGTCTGATCTGCTGTTCCATTTGCTAAATCAAATCCTGTTTCATACCCAAAAGAGGTGCTACTACCAGCTTCATTATGACTAGCTTGAAAACAAGTGCTAGTTTTTGTTGCATCAAAATTTGAACCACCATCTCTAAAGTTCATTCTAAATTCAGAGCCATCATTAGCTACATGAATGTTTATTAATTTAAAAATATAAGTATTATAAGTGCTATCAATATTAGAAGTAAAAGAAGATGAAGCTACTCCTGATGTAATATTGTTTGTGGCAAGTAAAACTAATGAACCACTTGCTATGCTATCTAAAGCAGTAACAGCAGATATAGAATTATTATTGTATTTAACTAACGCCATATAATTTTATAACTCCACTATCTATATTTCCTGACGACATTTTAAAATCTACTGCATCTACAGCACTTGTTGTGTTTCCGTAACCAGCAACATAGTCATTTCTATTCATATCACTAAACTCATAATAATTACTAACAGCTATAAAATGTTTTACAAAAGTTGTATTACTTGGGTCAAATAAATGTAAAGTACCACTTGCGCTTTGATCGTTATTATTTCCAATACCATTATTACCTAATAAAAGTTGATAACTTGTGCTTTGTGCTAAGTCATTAGAAAATTCGTAAGTTAAAGCAGATGAACTTCCTGATTCAGTATGATAAGCAACAAAAGTTGATGAAGTTTTTGTTACGTTATAATTAGAACCACTATCTGTACTAAAATTAAAAGTAAAATTAGCATTATCTGTAGCTGGGTGAATATTAATAAATTTAAATATATACTCTTTATACGTACTGTCTATGCCTGTTGTAAAAGATAATGAGGAACTGCTACTAGCTGTTTGAGTAGATATTAAATTTAATCCACCACCACTAATACTAGCTGGTATTGTTGTTATTGCTGACAATGAATTATTATTTGCAAAATTTAATGCCATTACAGAATCTCCTCTTCTTTGTTAAACTTGTTTAACGAAGCTGATAAGGAATTGTTGTTAGCAAAGTTAAGAGCCATTGATTAATTCCTATGTTATTCCGTAAAGTTTAAATACTCCATCAGTTATATTTCCTGAAGAAAATACAAATCTAAAACCATCGACTGCGGCAGTTTCCTCTATTCTACCTGCACCATCAGCCATCAAAACTTTATCTCCGTCAATGTGATAAGTTAATATGCTTCTAGCATAAGTGTCTATTGCTGTATTTGATGGGTCATAAATAAAAATTCTACCATTTAGACTAGCATTACTGGAATTGTTGTTTGCAAAAGTAAGCTGTATTTGACCATCATTTGTTGCTCCTGTTTTGGTGTTTAAACTTGAATCTGTGCAAGTTCTGCTTTGAACCCAATCGTAAACTGAACCAGTATCAACTGATCCACCTTGTAAAAATCTTAAATATAAAACTGTATCGCTTGTTGCTGGTCTAACATCTACTATATCAACCATATAAATACGATAGGTACTATCAATATTAGAGGTAAAATCAACTTGAGCAGAATCAGAAGCTGTTGTTGTAGCTAATAAAGTATGTGTTGGTGTAGATTTAATTAAACTGTAATCTATTCTTTTTAATGTACCAGCATCACTAACTAAAAACTCGTCTGTATCTGCTGGAGCTGTAGCTAAAGCAGTTTGACCTGAAATAATATCATTATTTAATTTAGCCGCAGTTACTGTATTGTCTGATGGAACTCCAAGATCAAGAACATTACCAAGTATCATTACAAAGTCTATAACATCACCTGTTGCCAAATTTGAAGAGAATGTCAGAGTAGAGCCTGACACAGAAAATGAATCGGTGGGTGCCTGAAGTATTCCGTTAAGGCTGACCAACATGTGGTTAACTGATTGCGGTACGACATTAGTTCCGCCTACTTGTAATGTGTATGCCGCTTGACCATTAACTACTGTGATTGCATCACACTTTTGAAAGTTTCCTATTGTTGGAGTTTTACCAATATAAGCCATTATTCAAATACCTCCCATTTTCTATGTAATTCATTCCATACGTAATCCTTTCCATCATCAGGCTTTGCTGTTGGAGATTGCCATTGGCAAGTTTCATCATTTAATATCCAACTATTGAAAGTCC